GTGTAGGAACTTGGCAATGCCGGGAATCTTTGATAAGACATTCTTTTCAAAGATGGGATTCAGCGCCTCAGCTACGATCTTAGGAACGTAGAGGCTGCTACGATCCGACATAGGCATCCAACCGTCCGGGTGATCCTCCGGTGTTCCTTGCACTCCTAGTTCGCTATTTTTCAACTCCATCTCAAGCAGTTTGGTAGCAACGCTCCGCGCATGGCTCTCTCCGTAAACCTGCATCGAATCGAGTGCGTTGATCGTCCGGTAATCAACCTCACTTTTCTTTAGAGAATCAAGTAGGTGAACCCCCGTTCTTTCCGCGGATAACTTGCCAAGCGGCCCCGGCTCTTCACCCTTCACCAAAATGCGATGAGTGTAGTTTTCAGGTGGTATCTTGCTCTCAAGGAATCCAAGTTCGCGGCCTTCGTTGAGCGCGGGCGTGTAGTACGCGGTCAGCTTTTGATCTGCCTCCAGCATCGCCTTGGTTGGGTTCAATGCGCGTTCGATTGCGGGGATGAGCGGCTTCAACTTTGGATCATTACCCTCCTGAATCTTCCGCAACTGTGAGCGCAGACCGTCCGGGCTTTCTACAAATCCTTTGTAATCACGGTAGAAGGTTAGAGCCTCTTGATCCACTTGCTCAGGTATCAACTTTTGAAGGCTTTCGCGCAACTGATTCGTGAAGGCTACGCGGGTATCGCGCTGGCCCACGTATAGGATTCGCAGCACTTCTTTCGCATAACCGCTACTGACGTTCCCAGCCTTGATGTCGTTCAGCCCTTTGCGGAGAACTCCTAGGCGTTGAATGTTCTCTCTGGACATTCCGCCGATACCATCTTCGCCTTCCAGCAAGTCGCGGCCATGCACACGGTTCCTAGCTTCCGTGTAATCTTCAGAGTGGAACTCCTGATTCTTGCCACCCGCTACGTCTTCCCACATCTGGGCAACAAGCGGCTCGTTGACCTTCATCCATGCCCGCGCAACGGGACGGGTAAGAAACTTTCCATCAGGAGTGACGAATCCCCGCCCGGATTTCATATCAGCGCGATTATAGAGTTGGTCGATGGTTTCAGTTCCCTTGTCACCACCTCCAGCCTCCAGCGCCTCTTTCTTCAGCGCCCATGCCCGGTCGATCTCTGCCTGATCGTGAATTGCTGGATTCTGCAATACGTCATCTGCTAGGGCGGGGTCGGCTTCCAGTTCGGCCATCGTTACCGGCTTTTGGGCCAGGACGCGCTCCGCAAGGTTCGCGTGATGCTCACCGTCGTCCGCCTCTATGAAACCCTCTCCTACCTGAATTGCAGGCCGTAGACCCGGCTGAGGATCAGGCTTCACTACCGGCTGTGCGGCCAGCTTCTCGCCAGTCTCTTGCGGCGTGGTCCCATCCTTGGCGTACACGTCCATCGCGGCCTGTTTGATGTCTGCCCTCTTGAGCAGCAAACCACCCGTCGCCAGATTCAGCGGAATGACCATAAGGGCAGAGTCTTCAAAGTCTCGCAAGCGAGGAACCTGCCCGTTCAACAGCGAGCCTACCGTGGTAATCGCCGCCGCTTGGTATGCACCCTTCATGGCGATGGTAGATAGCGGTTTCCCGGCCAGCATACCGGGCACAGGAAGCTCTCCAGCGATACCAAATGCTTCCGCACCCAACGCTCCCTTGGTAGCCTCCCAGAGAGCATCGTGGGCGCGTGTGGTCAAGTCCTGGAAGTCTTTCACGTCTCCTTTTTGGTAGTGGTCCATCATCGTTTTACGAAGTCCCGCATCAAGCGCGGAGCCTCCAACGAATCCACCTATTGCCGCGCCCGGTACTACCGCATCCGCAAGTACGCCGCCGATGGTCGGAACCATGACCACCGGATCAGTGGCGAAGCTAACAGTGTTATGCACGAACCGCTCAAGGGCATTGGTAGACTCAAATGGTTCTGGGGCTTTGCCGCGCAAGAGCATACCCAGAGGGGTTTCCTCAAATCCGGTTTCCGCCGCATTGAGAAATCCTTTGTCATTGTCGTAATCTCCGCCTGCATCTCGCAACTGGCGCTCAATTTCTTCGCGGTTCTGATAGGCGTACCCAGCATCCACCCCAAGCATCTGCGAATGAACTCCCGCCCTGAATGAATCTGAGGCTATATCTGGAGTCGTCTGTGGTCCAGAATACAGCCGTTCCCCTGTCGCCGGATCAATTTGAGGCGCAGACCGTTCTTGAATCCTTTCTCCGGTAACGGGGTCAATTTCCGGCATTGTCAGGAACCCACTTTCCGCCATGGAACTTTATTGGATCACCGGAGGCGTTCTTTTTCTTCGATCCTTCTTTAGGCGGTTCGGTTAGCTTAGGCATAGCTGGCAAACCTGAAGATGGACGCGCACCCATGAGACGGTTGAAGTTTTGGGCAACCCAACTTTGATTGGACTGCACAGGGAACATCTGGCTAACCCTGTCGGCAATCTGCTTCTGAACAGCCGGTTTCAGCGCCTCTTGCATGACCTCCATCTTGTTCCGCTCAGGATGTGCGTTTACCATCTGTTGAAACGCAGACCACGTCTCCACCGCCATTTCGTTTTGACGGCCAGATTGCTGCGCATGAAGCGTGGTCTGCATCTCAGTCGGGTTTTTTGGTAACGGTGGCGGTGTGAACGTGTCGCTGAGAAGGTTTAACGCCGCCCTGTAGCTTGCCCCCTCTGGCCCTTTTTGCGCCGCCTCCATCGCGCCCAATACCTGAACTTGGTCACTCTTAGTTAGCCCTGTCATTGTTTTTATTTGCAATGGAGTGAAGAGTTTTCCTGCCCCTATGTCCATGATAGTGCTCATCTTCAAATCATTGCTTCTCTGCGCTTGCTCCTGTTTCGCTTCCTGTCGTTCAGCTAAGGACATTGAACGGTTGATGCGATAATTTTCATCCCACTTTGACAGCAGATAACTACGTCCATGAGCGGAGATTTCTGAGTCAGGAATCTGGAATACCTGAGGGCGCGTCATTTTTGCAACGTTCGGCTCGTACTTGTCGATAGCCTTTACGTCTTTGTCTGCCCGTTCTTTCTCCCACTCCGCTCTCTGGCGAGTGACCTCCTGCTGCAACTTCTCTCCCATTACGCGATCAGGTTTTCCGTCAGGAGTAACAGCCCCTATACTCTTGAGAAAGTCTCCGTCGTCAACGGCGTTCTCTCGCGCTTCGTAATCGCCCTTCCCGTTGTTTGTATATGGGAACTTTTCAAAAGCGTCGTGCATATTGTTGAGGACACCCCTCAAGTCCTGCGCTCCGGCCATCTCTGTGAGTTCGTGGTCCTCATGTTCCGCTGCCGTTAGAGTTGTGTTTCTTTCGGCGAGGTTCATGCCGTCTACCAGAGGACCGTTCCCGCTTTTGAGTTGGGCGATTACCGCTTGCCTGTCAGCCGGTTTAGGACTGTTCGCCAGCGCCCCAATCGTGTCCATCTTGGAATCCTTGAGCCATTTATCGAAATGAGCGTCGGCCTGGTCCTGGGTCATGGTTCCATGCTTGACTGAGGATGCAAGCAAAATCCTTTCATCGTTTTCAGCCATGGTCGTATCGCCGCCAGCGGCAGCGGCAAGCACGTAATCCCCGCTGTACTTCGTGCCCAACATATCGTTCGCGGCCAAATCATTTTCCGTGATGACTTTCGCTTGCCTCACGGTTGCCAAATCTTGTATGCCTATGCTTTTATGCGCGCCGTAAAACTGCAACGCTCTGGACACTTTTGGATTTTTCTGTGAATTTACAGCCTCTTGCGCTTTCTCTTCAAAGCCCCGCTGAATGTCTTGCATCTGCTCTGGGGTAGTGGCCTTACCCATCGCGGCGTGTGCATCAGCTTCGAGCTTGTCTATTCCCACTTCCCCCATCTTTACATCTACTGTCTCCTGCGCCTCCTGCAATTTCTGGGCAACATGAAATCCATAGTCCGCCACGCTGCCCATTTGCTCCGCAGCGTTCGCCATTGCCGCTCCTGGTTCACCGGCGATACGGGGGTTCATCTCCGGTGGAGGAGTCAGTGTAGGAGCTACTGCTTGAGGGATTTCTGGCAATTTACCATCCTCCCGATCCTGTTGGAGCCATAGACTGCGGCACTGTTGGAACCGTTCCGTAAGAAGACGAATTCATACTCATTGAGGCCATCATCCCCGCCTGTGACAATCCAGCGATAGCCGTGCTGATTCCGCCTATTGTGCCTGACCACGCCGCTACCTTGCCGTAATACTTTTGCAGCTCCGCCTCTTCCGTTCCGGCCTGAGATTCGCTTTCCTGCTCAACTCCACTCTGCGCGGCGGTGTGCGCCATCATCAGCAGAGGAGACCCGGAAGCAATGTCTACTCCTGCCCTTGCGTAAGCTGTTGCCTGTTTTCCGATGAGGTTGGAATACTTCGCCTCAGAGGTCTGCATTTTCTGCTGCATCTGGTCAAGAGAGATTTGCGAGTTGTAATCGTAAGCGCCCTCCTTCTCCTGGCCTTGCTCATACTGCCCGAAGCCAGACAATAACCCACTGAGTCCTTTTTCTCCGGCGAAGAGCATCATCAACGCATTGGGGTCCATCTAGCCCTCCTCGGCCACGGAAAGCCGTGGGGTGACACTGCGCAGCGTGAACGGAAACGGGTCACTATGCACAATATGAATTGTACCTTCATCGGTCCATTCCGCGTCCAGATCGTTGATTACGTTGCCGGTAAACAGCATTGCCGGACTTCCGGGCGGGAGCGGGTTCGGAGTTCCCTGTGTGTAGTCGATTTTGTAGAGATGGTTTGCATCCGTGCCCACCATGCCGCCGACTGATTCAAACATCGAAAGGTTGACGCGAGGGAATTTCTGCCTCTTGCTTTTCGAGGTATTCTTCAAATCTCCGAGGACTGGATTCATGGGTTCAATCGTGCTTGTGTACGGAAGACCGATGGTGATCTGGTTGGCGTAGGAGCCGAAAACAACTGTGTCCGCCGTCACAATTCCGGTGAAGATGACCGCCTCATCCCCAACCGCAGTGACGTTCTGGCCCATCAGATAGCTCATCCCGGTAACCTGATTCGTCACTTGCTCAACTGTTCCGCCGCCTGTGTAGGCTCCCCATGCGGTTGAGTCGCTGCCTTGAAGCTGGAAGGTATCGCCGCTCACGTTGGCCACGGTCCATGCCTGCAAGGGATTCGTGTTCACCTGAGTCATGCCCAGCACGCCCGCAATGGCTACCGTCTGCCCATTCACGAGCGTATGACCTGGCGCTGTCACGACGGCGGGGTTGGCGTTCGTGATCCCGGTGATAGTGAACGGCCCGACTCCCTGCCACTGGAGGCCGCAATTCACAAAGAAAGCATTGGATAACTGACTAAACAATTCCTGCGGCATGAAGTATTCCACGTATCGCTGCGTCACGCCGTTGATGGTCCGATTGACAACCACCACAATCTGATCTTCTTGATTCTGCCCGGAGATAACGGCAACAGACTCAATCAATCCGGATCCCATGTTTACTCGGAACCATGCGTACACCTGATCTTGCGTGTTGAAGACGAGTCCGATCAACTGACCATCGTTCCGCACGGCCCAGTAGATCGGGTACGGCTCCATCTGAAACGCCGTCTGCGCAATTCCTGACATTGCCGCCGAGGTGCCGATGGTGATGTTACGGTTGAGCCGGGTAAGGTCGGTATTGTCCCAAGCGTCCGTCACGAAGTTGTAGGCCATAAAGGTCACAATCCGCGAAGAGCGCGAAACAAAGATAGCCGAGCCGTTCACCACTTGCGGCTGCAACGCGCTTACCCCCTGAGAACTTTGTTGAGACGCGGTTACATCGGTCTGACTTAGGGATGAATTATTAGACCCAGCCACTACCCATACGCCGCCTGACGTGCCGATAACCAAAGCATTCGGAGTCCCCACCATGTTGAGAAGCTGGTTCACCTGATTCGAGACGAGGGTATACTGGACGGCGTAATCGTCTGCATTCGGATCACAGATGAAATCAGGGTAGTCGTCCTCAACAGAACCGTTCAGTTGCGTCGGATTGTTATCACTGCCGCCAACCATTAGCCGTTCCTGATACAAAGCGCCGCAAGCGGGATAGTCTCCTGTCGCCGCGAACATCGCAACCACCTGCACAGCGAACCCGCCGCCCGTGTACTGCTGATAGCTGGAGGAGTCAATGTTCGCCCCGGTGCTAGGGTCTTGAGGGGTAAAACTCCATCCAATCCCGGTTACGCTCGTAGTAGTTCCCGAAGAGTCTGTTACGGAAACGGTCACTGACCCATAAGTCATTCCTGAGACAAGAAATTCTCCCTGATTCAAACTTACCAAACCAGAACACTCGTTGATATAAATTCTGCTTCCGTCCTGAAATGGTTGCGAGGCTGGATTTGAAGCCAGCACAATTACGCAAGGATTCGCCTGCGAAATCAAAGTGATGTTCTGACCAAGCGCGGAGTACCCCGTCTTCACCACGTCCAGCGTTCCACGATACGCCGGTTCCCCCGGTTGCTGGCCGGGGAGAGCGAGACTGTAAACCCATGAATTCGCGCTTAGGCGTTGAATCATTCCCGGCGGATAGTTGGGGTGGAATACCCACAACACGTCTGCGCTTTGTGTGCTGCAATCGAGTGCGAATAGATCAGCTTCGGTATAAGGGACTACTAACTCTATCGGCGTCCATGTGGAGCTATTCGCAGGTTCCCAATACGTCGTGTTCCAAGATATGATACCGCCGCTGTCGATGAGTGGGAATTCATCGTTCTGGTTAGCAGCTACACACTCGCCATTCCAATTCGAATTACTGCAAAAGAATTGTGTGGCACCTGTGGGAGAAGGTACAGGCGCGGGGACGGGCGGAGGCGGAGGCGGAGGCGGAGGATCGGGCGGAATTGGACGACTCATGGAGCCTCCATAAATGTTGTCCACGGCGCGGCATAATAAACCGAGTCTGGTGTCACCGTCCAAGCCGAAAGGTCTACGAAGTTAGCTCCAGATGCGTTCAACGAAACTAACGCCCGAATCGCAGCCTGAATCAGAGTCGCAGCATTTTTGGCGGCAGTCGTCATTGCCAATGCGATATTGAAGCCCTGATTTGGCGTACTGCCGGTTTTGGTCACACTCAATGCGTCGGAAGTGTTGACGGTGATAGTAATTGGAACCGTATTGGCGTTGGTTGTTCCGTGGGGAGCAGAGATGTAAAGAGTGCCTGCTGGCGTCCCCCCGTACGAAGTAATAAATGCGGTCGGGCCGATTGATACGAGATTTCCAGCAGTATACGCTGTTACTGGATTGTAGGCGGCCATAGAAGGGGGTTGCAAAGCTATTCCTAAATACCAATACCCCTGAGCCGCACCCTCCCACACGCGCACCATCCCGTCGGAGAATTCCAAGACAGCACCTTGGTCTGTCGAGAACTGAAACGGGACCAGACGAGCCTTGTTGGTAGTGCCATTCTTTGTAGCTCCGGCGAAGTACGTCCCCGGCATCTTCTTCGCGCCGCCCTCAACCAGAGGAACCGCGTTCTCCAAAGTACGACAAGCGGAGGAAAATTTAGCCAAGTCCGAGCGGCTTTCACATAAACCGCTGATCTCGCCCGTGTTGAAAGAATTTATGAGGACGTTCGGCATCAGTAGCGCCTCCCGAAACAGCGCCCCGCTTGCACCCATGACTGCGAACCGGCCTCATCCTGAAGGTAGTCACACTCCTGCTGGGCCGCCGCTGAGTTGAGCGTGGTGAAGTACATCTGCATCATGCTCTTGGCTTTGCTCTCATCCTCTGTGATTGCCAGCGCCAGTTCTCCAGCAAGCCGATACGCAAGGCAGTTCACGAAGCCGGGAAGCAACTGCGTAAAGTCTGTGATGAGCCGGATGTAGTTGATGATGATGGGTCGGACGTTTGTGTAAGTATCGCAGTGCGGATAGTTGGTCAAGAGGTTGTTGGTGTACGAAACCCCATCTGCGCTCAGAACCGCCTCGATGACATACGGCACAGCTTCATGCGGGTGTACAGGAATATCGCGGTGACGAAACCAACCATACCCATCTCCGCCCCATCCCCACTCGGCTGCATCGGCAATGCGGCGCTCTTCCGGTATCTCGCGTGGCCTAACCAGCCTCAGATAATCCGCCGGAAGAGGGTAGGCAAACTTGTACCCTCCCACAGGAGCTTGCGCGTTCTGCTGCAAGGCTACTCGCGTCTTGGCAAACTTCCATTCTCGCTCCGAAAGCACCTCCTGAAACACCATGTCAAAGCAAACACTAGCCTTGATAGCATTGGGAGTTTGTTCAGTCAGAGAGCCGATGGTTCCTCGCGCACCGATACGCTGGAGAGCTAAGTTTACTACGCCCACTTGCGAAAAGTTCAAGGCTCCCCCTTAAAGAAAAAGAGGGACGAGGCATTGCCCCGCCCCCCGGTGAATGGTGAACTGTTCTAAGCAGCCGCCAATTCCAACTTAGCCTTCTTCGCGGCGCGTCCCTTTGCGAGTGCTACCTCGAGTTGAGCCTTGCGTTCAGCAGTCATCGGCACCTTGCGCTTGTCAGTGGTGACAGGCTTGGCCTCGACAATCTCCTTGATGGTTGCCGTAGCCACAACAGGCACGTCTCCCGGCTTTGGAGCGCGTCCCTCATGACCAGGGTACTGGAAAAGCCAGTCGCCTCTAATTGTCTTCAAGGTAGCTAGTTGGCTATCCGTGTCGATCTCATAGAGGCCGTCAGGCAACGGCCCAGCATTGGGATTGTACGCTTTGCTGGCTTGACTATCCCAAGCAAACGCAAGGCACTTCGCATGAACAAGCATTATTGCTCCCCTCCACACTTCGGTCCCCACCATGAATAGATGGAACCGACATAGCCGTTGTTGGCCGGTGTGTTGACCGCATTCCAGCGAAGGAACTCAAGAACAGAGTTGCCCGGAACCGGAATCCAGTAGTGCGCCCCCTGGACTTGCAACTGCGCGATGGTCAAAGAACGGGTGGCTATAATCGTTGTAGCCCCTGTCGCTGCCCCGGTTTCGACATTGAACGCGATGCTGGTGAGTGAGTTCCCGTAAACCGGCCCGGAAACGACGATATGCACGCCGAACGGGATTCCACCGTCGCCCACAACTTCGGGCGGGTAGGAGTATCCCTTCTCGGTCAAAGACGGGAATGCGGAAATGAACGGGGAAGCCGTTCCAGGGTTCGGCGCACCGAAGTCAATCTCGCAATTGCTCTGCTGTGAGGTTGCCCCAACGACCAGAAGATCGCCCAAGAGCGCCGGGGTAGCATTGATGGTTGCGCTGGCTGACAGTTGCGGGTAACTGACAGTGTAGGTTCCAACACCGTTCGCGGCGGTGATTGCGGTAATGCCCGACACGATGGTAGGACCAAGCGTGGTAGCGATGTTAGGTCCCGTAAGAGAGTCCCCTACCAGAAGTTCGCCCCCGGCTGGACCTGCGGTAATAGTCAAGACTCCAGAGGTGGCGATAGAGCCAGTAAACCCCGTCTTGGCCGTGGTGGTAATCGGCCCGAAAGCCGACGTTCCAGTTCCGTGGAAATACTGCATTGCATCTGAAAGCATGATGATCTCCTTCTAGCGACATCGGCTAGCTGATGATGGTTTCTGAGTTGGAAATCTTTTCGGCCATAACAACCTGGATTCCCTGGAAGCGCGTAATTCTCCGCGATCCCCAGATGTCGCCGGTTTCCGCGTTTTGCGTGTAGTAGCCATTGGTTTTCTGCGATATTGCGCGAATGTTCATCTCGTTCAGAACGGCGCGACTGCACAGAATCACCGTGCCGGGGGCGTTACCAGCGGAAGGCAAATTGCCGAGTGCTTGGACGAGCAGGTTCTCATCGAAACCACCCGCCTGCAACGGAACTGGGTTCACATTGGCGATGCGCTGGGCGCAGCGTTCGTCAACAATCTGAATCCCCAAGCTCCATTTGCACTGGGTTACATACGCCATCAGCGCCTTGGATTGTCCGAGAACGCCACTCAGCCCGGTAGCCATAGTCCACGGAATTTTTCCAATAGTGTTGATTTCCAGACCCGCAGGACTACCAGCGGGATAGATTGCCTGAACCTTGTCTTTGCCGAGTTCAAGCACCCAGATGCTGGTTGCGTTTCCGGATGTCAGCCCGCCATTGTAAGCATTCGCCGGCCAGCTTCCATCTCCGTTGGGCACCGATTCAAGGTTATTGATTCGCGTTGCCAGTCCCCTGATTCCGCCCACATCGGTAGCCGGATTGCCGTAAAACAACGTGGTTTCGATTTTCTGCTTGAAGCCCTCGACCTTGTTGCTGATCTGGTCCGACATATATGCCGAGGGATTGGGTTGAAGATCAGCAAAAGCTGAGTCCTCAACACTCCAGTTTTCCCACATGGCAATATCGTCGGTGATGTTGGTGTTCTTGGACGAAGTGACATTCGCGGCTTCGTTGAACCGGCGCGTTGAAGGAACGTCCAAGTAATCGGTGCGCCGTGCGACGTTGAAAAGCATATTGTTTGCCGGGACGAAAGGCAAGAACTCAAGCAATGGGCAAGCGCGGGCTAGCACCTTTGCGGGCTGAACAAACTGCGCACGAGCGTCTGAGGACGAGTAGCTGTTTACTACGTCCGTAAGTGTCGTGTAACCGAGTTGAGACTGGTCTGCCATGGCGATAATCTCCCTTTAGAGAGACCTAAATCCTTGCTTTCGGAAGATTGAATTTACTCAAATCGTACCCGGCTTTAGACGCTTCCGCCCTCTGCCCTGTTCCGCGCAAAGATGAATCCTCTCCGGTTTTTGCAGCCACGTTCAACAGGAAGCGCATCATCGTAGTTCGGTTGGCGCTGCTTTCAGTTGCAAACGCCTTATCGAATTCGACTTCTGTTTTTCCCCATTCCTTCCATAGCCGCGACACGAGCACTACACTCGCGTCATATTTGTCGCCCAACTCGGTTTTCAGCGTTTCAGCCGCCTTGGTATTCTCTTCGAGAATCTTGGCGTTGTGCGCTTCCACCATTGAGGTCAACTGAGCATTCAACTTACCTTGAAGAGCTTGAGCGGTTTTCTTGGGAATACCCTCAGAAAACAAGGTGTCCTCCCAATACTTGTTCCACTCAGGCGCATTCTTCTTCTCAGGGTCTAGCTCATAACCTTCCGGCTTATCGGGCCGTCCGAGTGAGGTATAGAACTTATCGCGCTCTTCCTGCGTCGCGTTCTCGCCCAGTTTGGGGATCGAGTTCGCCAGCTTTCCCTCGTACTCTGTGACCTTCTTCGCTGTTTCCAGATGGGCTTTTGCAAAGTCTCCCACCGTCTTGTGCGACTTGAAAGCCTCATTGTCTCTGAGGTCTGCTGGCAAACCCGCCAACCATCCCGGCGATTGCGGCTGCTGGTTGCCCGGTAATACAGTCTCACTTCCCGCTACGGGTTGATCGACAACTACGTCCATTTGCTGCTCCTTAAAAAAGTACGGGCCAAAAAAATGACGGCTACAGGAGATATGGCTCCATATAGCCGTCATGGTCTTGCTTGCGTCCGAGGTAGGTTGGCCGACTTCCCCCAGAACCCGAATTGTGAAAAACAAAACTCTTTACGTCAACCCCGCCAAATACATCCCGCCGTTGGTTCCCGTATGCACTACCGTTCCCATCTTGCCGTAGGTGACAACAGCCGTGTTAGTCGTGTTGCCATTCACTTCGCAAGTGACGGTGACGGAGGCTCCGCCAAGGTTTTGGACGTACTGCGACATCCCCGGCTGGCAGGTGGGGAACACAAGAACCACATTCCCGGTTGGAGTCAGTGTAATAAGAGATGCCCCGGCCTGTTGAGTGGTGAGAGTGATAGTGCTTGCGCCCATCCCGCCGAGGTCGAGTTCACCGTAGGTGTCTACTGTCGGTTGTGTTTGCGTGGACTTGGCGACAAAACCGCCACGTTCCGTAGGAATCCGAAGAGCATCCGCCCCCGGCCAGTTCACTCCGCCATACGTTGGACTTGGATTTGCCATCTCAGTTTTCTCCAATCATCAGTAAAGCATCAACTTCGCTCATCATACCACTCATCCGGGCAATTGCAATACCCACATTGTACTCGATTCGCTCAACTTCGTTGTTCAACGGAACCCCGAAGTGATTTGAAACGAGTATATCACCAAGCACCCAACGGCCCTCAGTTGAGCTAAACACGCTCTGATAATACTGTCGCCTCTTCTTTTCGGCAAGCTGTCTAGCGTCTTCTTCTGGCGTATAGTCGATCATTCTCCCGGCTCCTTACCGCCGCCCATCATCGTTTTTAGGGGGCTATCCGGTTCCGCCGCTTTGCCGGCCAGTGCAGCGGCCTTGGCAATCTTGGGCGCATTATCAATCTGCTGCTGCTTCTCCTGCTGTTTCTGGGCCATCTGGCGTATCTCTGCAATGGCTTTCGGGTCACGTAGGCACGTCGCTGGACCACCTACAGCATCCCACGCCTCGCGTACCATCTCGTCTGTATCGAGAGCGTGCATGGCGAGGGGATCGAACTGTGTGATCGACGTAATCAGCGCCACGCCAGATTGAATCGCCCGGACCTTCGTTACCCTGGTCTGTGCCTGAGACAAGAGGCCCAAGTATTGCACCTTGATTGGCTCATGCTCGGAATCTTGAAGAATTTGCGGCGGTTCAGGTATGCGCCCCGCCCGCGCCTCGATGTCGTACACCCGCGCAATCATGGGGTTGAATCCTTCTGATTGCAGGTTTCCGACGATGGTTCCAAGTAGCGCCGCCTTTTCAGTCATCAGTTCATTGATTTGCGCCGTCACCATGCGCTCAGTTGCGCCGCCCTGCGCCAGTTGCGTAAGCAGGGTGAACACATCCGTGTGGAAGTGTTGGTTGATAATCTGCGCGACTTTTCCCTGATACTCCGTATTGAAGGGAAGATTTTGAACGCCGGTCGTTAGAGGTTGCGGCATGATCTGGCGAATGTCGCCACGGTTGGTTGGGATGAATGTAAAACCATTCGGGCCGCGCTGAATCTTCCCACGCTGGTCCTCATACGCCACCATCGGCGGTTCAGCCGCTTTTTGGGCAGTAATCAGATTGGTTCTTCCCATCTGATTGTCTAACCCTATAGCGACCCAAGCATCGTGCCCCGGTGAGCGACCGTAGGTTTCGTCTGAATTCTTCCTCCACCTCCAACTCAGAATCGGTATGGAGTCGTAGCCGCCCTCGGATAGCATCGAAATGTTCTGATCTCCATCCGCTCCGAGTATCTTTCCGCCTTTGCGATACACCCAATCGGATGCCCATTTCTTTCCTTTCGCATCCATGCGTCCAGAGTTATAATCCTTGCGGGGATAGACCGCGTGGAGGACTTCGCGCTCTGCGTGCATATTGCTCTCGTAGTCATGCTCAAAGTTCGCGTCTGCCCTCTTCATAGCTTCCATGCCGAACTGTTGAACGAACTGCCGAAGCGTCATTTTATAGACGCGATAGTTCGTATCGACCTGCCCGAATCGGTTTTCTGCGATGAAGCACTCCCGGAAATGGGGGACGGTGAAGATAATGGTTGCCGTCGAAACATCCTCTTCGATCAGCAAGTGAGCCGTGCCGGGAGCGGACCCGTCACCGATGAATTCTGGCACCACGTCATAGAAGTTACTGCGGTTGAACGCTGAATACATCACGTCTTGGCAGTCCTGAAGCCACCGCTGGACTTCCGGGTAGGAATCGACTTTCTTTCCGGTCCATGCTCTCATCCGGCTTGTGCGCGAGAAGTTTAGTTTGCCGGGAAGTTCCAATCCAAACCACGGCTGGTTCCTTGAACAGAGATACCCCACCATTCCCTTGACCAGAGTGTTGTGGGCAAGCATGGCGGAGTCAGCGAAAATCTCTAATCCAGTAGGCTGGCCGGGCCACAAATCCTTGTCTTGGACACCACGCCGACCGTGATTGACGTACATGATGATGTTGTCCACCATCCATTCCCATGGAAGTCTTTCTTCTGCAAGGACTTGTAGATATTTTTGGGCATCCTTCGCTCGGTCGTCGGCGGAGCGGTCGTTGAGTCGGGAAGGGGCATACCCCCCGGAGTCCATGTAAGGCGCGGCTAGACCGACAGAAGCCATTATCCCCCCAGAGTTGCTTTCCCTACTGTAGCATTACCGCTGGTCATCGGGCTTTGCAGCATCGTGCTTGCCATTCCCCGGCGCTGCGTCAATGCCTGCGCCTGCGCCAGAGCCGATGCCTGGGAAGCCTGCGCCGTTTGCTCATTGGTCTGCGCCTGGGTAGGAGCAGTGGGCGCGGAAGGCTTGCTGACAGCCTCGTAGACACCCTCGCCAATAGCCGCGGCGGCTGTAACGCTTGCGCCGATAATCAATGCCGTGGTAGCCGAGATGCTTCCAGCCATCGTTACTCCCCCGTAACCACTATCGTATCACCACTTCCATCCCGACGTGACATCAACTGGTCAGACTCGGCGAAAACCTCATCCTCAACTTCTTCAACTGTTCCAAGAGAGGTCGGATAAATCATCGTCATCTCAACCGGCCCGTGGGTCCAAAAGAACTGCTTACGCCCCGCGCATCCGGGAATGACGTTGTAGCCGGTGAGTTCAACCCTCTGGTCGCCGATCAGCACTGAGCAGTCACCATGAACGATTAGAACGGTTGCCAGCTTGATAAGCGAACCCATCATCTTTGTCCCCGATTGGAGCCGGATGGTTCTCGCATACATTCCGCCGTGAAAGAGATGCTCGGTAGCAAGTTCGATCTGGGGGCAAGAGAGGATGATTTTGTTGATTTCGTCCAGTTGAGCGAGAACGGCTGGCGAAGCAGGAACCATGGCAATCGGTAAAGGTGCCGTCAATGCACTCATAGCCACCTCGTGAACATGGTGTGGCTTTCCTTGCAACCGGGGCGGCGGGATAGAACCACCTCCAAAGGACTGCCCACCCTGGCGGTGTACAACAAGGCTACGCATCCCTCTTTGAGCGCTAACACCTCGACAGCAGACAGCAACGCATCCCCTATGCCGTATTTCCTGTGAGACGGCAATGCGAATAGGCTTTCAATCGTCGCCATTCGCTTCCCGTTGTGCGGCATAACTCCTGTGATTACAGAGGCAAAGCCTACGAGCATATCCTCTAAGTACGCTCCGAAACAGTGAAGCGCTCCTGAGTTCTCCAGCGCCGCGTACATCTGGCGCTGCGGGTCGTAGTCGGGCATTACGCAGTCTTTCGAGTAGGCGTGCAATAGTTCTGCCGAGTTGGGCGCGTCGAGAATTTCCGAGTAGCTGACTGGCTTTATCTCAAGCATTGGCGCTCCGTAACCCGTATGAGAGCGGGTTGTAATCCGTTTCGTTGCGTGCCGCCAGAAATTGTGCGATCAAATCGTTCTTCTCGTTTGGCGGTTGGTAAACCGGCTGCTCCAGGCAAAGATACCTGACTGTATCGCAAAAATCTTTGTACTGCTCCTCCGGTTTATCCGTTCCAGTTTTCCACTGATAGTTGAATAAATCCTGAGTCGGACCCCGTTCACCCCGACAACCTTCCTCGGCAAACAGCAGCGCCGGTATTTCCTTGCTCTTCACGGCGGAGTAATGAGGCTGCAGGTATTCTTTGACCCGCTTATGCCCCAGCGCAATGTCGCCAGCCTCAGAGTGTGAGAGCCAGATGCGCCCGATTCCCGCCTTGTCGAGTTCATCTTCCCACGAGGTATCGTTGAGTTGCGTCCTCGCCCCGTACTTGGCATCGAGGACAACGAATGCTGGTTCAGAATAGTTGTGTTCTGCCCGTTTCACCTTCACCTGTCGCGCAATCTCTTCCACATTCCCGTTAGCCAAAAGATACGCATAAACGTAGATTCTGTTTGCTGGTTTCCCGTTTATCGTAATGTCCTCTGGCGAGACCGCCGCGAACAACCATCGTGTCGGACGGGCGTCGTGCGGGTCTACAGCCTCAATCCGCATCCAATCGGCGGGGATTTTGAAGTCCTTGTAGAGATGCACCGTCCGGTCGAGCGTCTTGTAAACCAGCCCGCTCAGGTGGCCTTCCTTGCCGCCGATGTGCGCGTCGTATTCCTCTGGATCGGTAAACAGCTTGGCGTACTCTTCGATACCCGCTCTTGGGATGAACCCCATGATGAGGCCGCACTTGGGGCAGTTGTTTACCGGGCGCTCCCCGTGAGGATCGGCCATGTTCACTGGGTCGTTTTCCGGGATGTACTCGTCGCACTGCCGACAATAATCCTGGCAGTTGTCCCAGGTCGTGCCTGTAAAGATCGCAATCTCTTGATCTTCCCCGCCCCCGTTGAACGCCTTCACGGAAAACATATCGTAGAAGTATGGCGCTCCGTAGAGTGGGGTCATGGCGAACCATGAGGGAGCATTTGTCGTGACCTTGCCGCGCTCGGCTGCAATCAACAAATCGTGCGGAGGCGGTTCATCCCAACCGTAGTGGTCGTAGTCGATTCCAAGAAAAGTGTCTGCGAGTTGGTTGTACGAACGGACGTGGAGGGTAGAACCACAGGCGCGGCCCAGATAGTCGTACTTCATCGTGACCGACTTCAATGCCCCGGTCGTGTCCCGCTTCCAGTCTGGAGCGCAATGCGCCGGGATGAGCATGGCAAGCTCAGGCTCTATCTTGGCCGACACTGACTGAGCCATCGTCTGACAGCCCATGAACCCCTGGTTGGGAACCCGAATCGAAATCTTGTAGTCAGGGTCATCCGGCCTAAGCCACGGCCTGAATCCCATCCCGTGAGCTATTGATTCGCAAACAGAGATTCTCGTTTTCCCAACCTTCTCTCCAGGCTTGAGAATCCGCCGTCGAGGTGTACGCCCGTACTTGTTCTTGATCCTGATGAACGGGTCTTGCACCCGGTTCATCCTCAGCATCCCAAGGCGCATCAACTGATTTGCGGTTGAGACTATCTTGGACGGCTCAATCTTCCCGTCAGCGCCGACAAGCCGCGCCAGCACGTCCGGCTGTTCGCGCTTCGCCATTACTCCTCCGGCGTGTACTGGACGTAAACCACATCAGCAGCAGTTCCAATCGCGTACCACTGATTCAGGTTGATCGCGCCGCTGGTGAATGGTCCAATAGTCGTAGGGTCAGAGGTGGGGGAAGCAACCCTCACAGGAATTCCGGTTGAGGCGCTAACAACCGAAGAGTCGCCAACATAAGAAGCCGCCGTCCCCTGCCAGACTTTCAACTGCATCGCACGTAAAGGTTGAGCAGTAAATCGCGTAGCTCCCGCCCCCAATGTCACCGTTAACAATGCCATAAATCACCTCACTCAGAGTGTATCACCGGCTGGCCTTCCCACGCCGGGAGAATCTTGAAGCACTGCATCCGCAATGCGTCCTCCGCTGCGATTTCCGCTTCCAGTCTTGTCACCATCCCGCTTCTCCTTGTCCCAGTAGGGACTCTTGCACTTCCCGCAGCACGTCGGCCTCCCGGTTCCCCGAAAGCACCAATTACGCTTGCATCGAAGGCAATACTTAATCTCCATACTGTTAGTATACACGAACCGTTATTACTGTCAAGTCGTTTTTGGTGAAAATTTCATAGGCGGGATATGTACGCATCGACCCACCCCACCCTCAAATGGGGGCATAGGGGGTCGTCTAGGCTCTCTTTTCGCCTATGCCATTGAATATAAATAGGATATAAATTCTGCCCAGTGTCCCATCGTACCGGACCACCCTCACCGTTGCCGATGCTGTGCTGATTGCCTGCTGATTGCCCTCAAGTGCCTGATAAGGCGAAGGATAGGCGAAGCGAGACGCGCTACAAGACACGTAGACGCATCGCTGGCCGGTCGGTGAGGCTACCCTATGGCAGAATTGTCCTCGTTATCAATGACTTGCGTAGCTGGACGGTCGCGCATATCACGCGCTGCTTGCACTAGATCGAGCAGCACAGATACATTAACTTGCGTGGCCTGGCCGCGTATCGTCCGAGCCTTATCATGGAGTATCGCCGCGCTCGTAACTCGTGGCAACAATTGGGCTTTTGCTATATCTTCGTCAGTAATTGACATGAGCATCCGGTGAGTCATGCGGTCGAACACGTCAGCGGTATTGTTTTTGAAGGCTTGATGATCGTCCTCTGTGATACCGTCACCGAGGAAACGGGCTAGAACACGGTGAACATTGGCAGGATCGCATCCTACTCTCTTGGCTATTTGGCCTTCGCTTAGTTCCGGGTAGCTCATTTTCATGCGTCTAATAGCAGGAGCAGCACCTGTGTGCCTGCCACTGACCTTGGGCGCGTCGATAACGGGTGTGACTTTAGGAGCCATGCGGGAATTGTACCTCAATGCCCTTCGCATCAATCCAGCTTAGCACACGAGTGAACCGTGAAGCTGTGGATTTCCTGTGAATAACTTTCCTAAGCCTATTGTTATCAACACTCATTATTCCCTTGACACTAATACGTATTAGTCTACAGTTGTAAA